GATACTAATAACAGGACAAGGGGCATAATAACACTTGTCGGTTTATATCACAATACCGAAAGTAATCTATAGAAAAATATTAATAAGTCCTTGTTATATTAATCAGGTTTAATGTATAATAACTGTGTTCTTTATTATCTTAGGAGAAACAGAACACCCATTTTATTTATTTAAACATTGGGCCAGTCTTGACTGGCTCTTTTTTATATATTTTGTTAACAAAAAATCCCCCACGCCGAAACGCAGGGGATTAGCAAATTCAATATTTAATTATACTACTTTTCGCCTGCTTGTGAGGCGGATTCTGACGCCATTTCAGCGTCATATGATGCAGAACTATTCACTACAGCAACTGTGGACGTTGGTGTTTGCGCTTCGTCAGCAACTTTATTAGCTGCTGCTTCGACTTGACTTTCCTCTTTACTATCAACTGTTGGTGCCGACACTGTTTGAACGTCAGTAATAACGCCCAGCATACCAAGGATCGTTAGTACAGTGTTAATAACGGCAACAATGGCTGACCAGTCACCAGTAAACTTAATGCCAAACATGGCAAAGACTTGTTGAACCAAAACGATCAGTAAGGAAATAATTCCAGCGATCAATTTACCATTCAAGCTTCCATCAGCATTCTTAAAACTAATTTTTCTCATTTCTTTTGGCTTCCTTTTCATATAGATGTTTAAATTCCATGTCATGACCATCTAGCCGGCCTTCTACCTTAATGACCCGATTTTCAATCGCATTCATTGCTTCAGCATTTTGCTGCCTCACTTTTAAACTTTCATCGGTAAAATGGCTCAGCCGCTTGCCTAAATCGTTAAGCGGGATACGGACCGTCTTATTTAGAATCCAATTAGCTAGTACACAAATACTAGCGACAATGGCAACAATTGATCCCCATTCATCCCAGCCTAACCCTAATAGTGTATGCAATTATCGCACCACCAATCGCTGGCCAGGATAGATAGTGGTGTAAATCGTCTTGCCGTTCTGACTAGCTAATGTAGTCATACTTAGGCCGTTGCGCTGAGCGATTGACCACCAGCTGTCGCCAGACTTGACTGTGTAATACGTATGAGTTGCACCACTCTTTACGTATTCCAGCGTATTGCTTGCCGGGCCGGTTGCTAGATAACCATAACCATTAAATCGTGGCTGACGTACCCAGCGATAACCATTCTGAATGATAGCTTGGTCAGTTTTGACCGTAGTCCCAGCTGGCAAGATAGCAATCACACTTGATGCCGTTGACGTGCCAGTGCGCAGCTTAACCGCCGTCTTGAGCGTATAGTTTTTTGACTCCTTGACCCACTTGACCGAATTAGATGGCTTGGAAGTGTTTTTGTTGGCCTCCTGGTTGTTATCATTAACGGCATTTGGATCGGTTGGCTTGACCGTTGATTTCTGACCAGCTGTGTAGTAATCAGTATAAAGTTGACTGACGTCAAAGCCACCGTAGCTAATCCGGAAACGAGCTGCCCCGGACCATTGCCAGGCATTGTTATTCGTATACCACTTCTGACCAGACATGACATAGGGGTAACCAGCAACCCAACCTGTTTTGCCCTTGATGGTCATCTTGTTGTTAGCCCATGATCCAGACGTATAAATGTCGGCCCGATAACCAAACTTCTGAATCTCTTTCATGAAGGCAGCATTGTTGCGGTCGTTGGCCGCTTGTGACAAGATTCCTTGTTCCTCAGCCGATTCTACGTCCGTTGCCAATACTGCGCCCACTGGTAGTCTGGCCGCTTTGGCTGCCTGACCAGCAAAGTCAGCTTCGGCAATTGCTTGAGCCTTAGTTTTATAATGGGCAAAGTGATAGCCGTTGACGTATAAGCCAGCTGCTTGACCATTAGCGATATTGCTAGCAGCATAGCCATCTTTGAAGGTTGTACCTTCACTAATCTTTACGGTAAGGGCCTTAACACCAAATTCATTACGCATCGAAACATACTCTGTCGTTGACATGTAGCCGTTGTTATTAGACACATCGACCATATCCATACGAGCAGCCTGACTGGTAACGTTGATCATTAAAAAGGCCATAAAAATGGCGCCCATCATTAAGATGAGTGCCTTTAATTTACGTTTATTCAATTGTCTACCTCCTATTTGTCATTCCTGATTGAACGGTCAAAAGCATCCTAAAATACACTGGCCTAGTCGTTTTAACTTATTAATTTTCAATTCACCATCTCTTCAAAGTTCATCTTTCACTTAATACTTATGATGTTGGCAATTCATTCTTAAGAATGGATTGCAGCACACTCTGCGCCTCCGACATCGTAACATCGTCTAACTTCTTATCTGAAAAATCTGATTCAGTGGCAGTAACATTCGCATTCACATATGTGCCAGTTTCAGACTGATTAAATTGAGTGGATACCGATGAAATCTTGCCAGCAGTAAAACTCCACCCACCATTAACTGCAATTAGAGAGTCAATTACTGATGGAATCTTATCCACCGCACGTTTGGATAATTCTTTTTTGGTTAGATCATCGAAAGTTTCATCTTTAGCTAAGTCAGTCGGATAAATAGTGACATTTGCTGTAATAGTTACTCGACCTTCTACTTCACCACGAAGGCCTGCAATTACAGAGCTCGTATTACCAGTTCCATCTATATTATAAGAGATGCTAGTGTTTAATAATTCCATCATTATTCCCCTTTTCCATATGCTTTATCGAACTGATCAAATACTAATGCGTATACTTGAGCTACTTGCCCTTCCATCTCATATGGATAGCCCTCAAGTGCATGAAATAAAGCTTTCATTCGTGCAGAATATGAGCTGATTTCAATGCTTACAGGTTCGTTAACTAATTGATCAAACTCTTTTTGAGCTTCGTCCATGGTGTAGTCATCTTTCAGAATTAGAGTCTTTTTGTCTTTCTGATAAATAAAATCTCCGGCTTCATCTGTTTTAAAAAAGTTCTTTTGTGTTGCTAATTGGTCAGCGTTAAATTGCTTGTTTAGGTCTTCAAGATGATTGATCAACCAGGTGCGCCCAAGAGAAGCTCGACCTTTAAGCTTGAACGCTGCTAAAGTGTTTCCAATGGTCACCAGTTGCCCATTTGTGAATGTTACTTCTTCTTTTCTTGCTGTCATAATTAACTATGCCTCTTTCATTTATTTGACTTTAGTTTCTAATTCAGTTATACGATCCCGATAATTACGAATCAACGGGATAAGAGCTAATGCGACTCGGTCATACTGGATACCCCTGACTGCCCCTTTGTCATCGTATTCAACAAGTTCGTTCAGACCAGCATCATCCAGATCATCGGCGATCATTCCAAAGTAAGTTTCTGGATTTTTAGCACTAGGATTGAGCGTCTTGGATAGTACTTCTTCTTTGTCTTTCCAATGCGCAACTGGAACTTCTAGGAGTTTGTCCCCCATCCCAGTTTCAAATGATCGAACAATGTCTGTTTTGTACTTAGCGGCGGAGTTCGACGGAACTAATGCACCGTCTGGGGCCAAATAGGCGTTTGCGCCATGAGATGTTGAATGGGTACTCTTTAGATAAATGTAACTAGCCTGCATACTGATGTTAGAACCATGTAGACCTGTCCCTGCATGACCAGGATCACCAACTCTTATATACGGTGAGAGACCTATGCCATCAGTGAATTCACGACCACCGGATATAAGCACACCCCGTTCCGCACCGCCGATCTTGGTTACTTGCCATCCGGAGGTCGAATGCCCTCCAGAAATACCTGCGAACTTTTCTTCTCCCATTGGCGAAGTAAAGATATTTCCATCGTTAGCTCCGTTAGTGACCACAAAATAGTCACGTCCCCAGAACGTTGCACCACCCCATGAGGCCCCCGCCTGAGCGTTACTGATGCGAACATACGGCGTAGATTGACTTGAGAATAATGTCGGTTGGATCATTTGAATTTCCCCACCAGATATAAATACACGATTATCCTTGTCAGCAACTGAGATATACTTATTATTAATGTTAATATCAATTGCATTATCAGACGAATGGATACGTCCCGCCTGGAACTCAACATTACCAGTATTCAGATTAATTGATAGGTTACTGCCTTTAATTGTACCGGTCGTTATATTATTCGCATTCAAATTGATTACGTTTATATGCGCAGCATTGATAGTACCTGCAGTAATTTTACCAGCATCTATGCTTTCAATCATGGAGTTCTTAATGATTGCATTATCAATGTAGGTATCCGCCGTAATATGCAGTTTAGTACCGTATATCTTGGTTCCTTCAGGGGAAATATTAATTGCGTTAATAACCCCATTCTTTTCAACACGAAGATTAATCCGGTCATTAGTTTGAAGTATAGCAGAATATACGTGCTCAAGTTCTGCATTACTTACATTATCAGGAACATAGGCTGCAGCAGTAGCTCCTTGGTTGAGCATTGGGCATATCATAGCAACATGGCCACCACCATGAACTTGGAATGCAAGGCAAACTGTTTCAGTTCCAGCCGGAGGAACAGCATTTTCAACTTTAATTAGTTCCATTCCACGGCTGGTTTTATACGTTTCCTTAAGCCCAATACGATTACCCTTAGTGTCGTAAAATTCAATAGTAATTACCGCAGCGAGGCCAACGGTATCGATATTCACATAAGCACTAGCCGACCAAGGAGTCGAGATATCTTGTCCAATAACAATTCTTCTAGAGTGCAAAGCATACCAGACACTATTGTCAGTCGTCGTTGGTTGATTGAAGCAAATACCTTGATACCCATTAACCCATGACCAAGCAAAATCTGATTTGTACCACATATCAGTAGTCGCACCAGTTGTAGTCCAAGATGGTCCGCTTAGATAGTCGTATTGGAACTGTGAGTTAGTCACAATATTTCTTGAACCAAAGGTATTGACCTGCCCTACAACAGAAGTTATCTGGTTACTTAATTGATCTACCTTGGACTGATAGGTACTGCCATCAACTTTTCCACTAACAGTCGTTTGGATGCTGTTAATAGTTTGAGAGATACTTGAAACTGCATCAACTGTTGCGTTGTCCAATGGATTGGTGGAATAGTCCGTAGCATTTGAACCTAGCTCTAATTTCATATTGGAGAATGTAATAGTAGCTGTCGAAGGCACATTATCTAAGCGGAGATAAGCACCTTGCTGTGAATAGCCATCTAACTTGATTGTTGCTACATAATGCTTCTTTGTGGTACCAACGGCCGCATTATTAAGGTAGCCCATCCAAGTCCCACCGTCTCCGCTAGCACTATTTTGGATTGTAAAGTTCGCAGAAGCCGTAGAAATGGCATCAAAACTTAGAGTTACTGTCGTTCCTTTTTCGAGTCTTCTGCTTAGTGCGTACATTAGTGTCGCCTGGTTAACCCCACCATTACCCGTCATAATGAATGGGTTATAGGTTTTCAATAACAGGTTAGTTCCCACAGCACTATCTATCACCTGTTGCTGAACAGTCAACAAAGTGCTATTAAATGCTGTAGCACTCGCTTGCAATTGACTAATATCATGCTTATTAGTGTTATTGTCGGTGCTCAGAGAATCAAAGCTAGCAGACAAAGACTTAGTGGATGCCTGGAGCGTACCAATATCGGTAGTGTGCTTACCGATAGTGTTATTGACTGTCGTAAATTGAGCTTTAAACCCATTTGAATCAGCTTGGAGGTTATTGATACTGGTTGTATGGCCATCAACCGTACTCTTGACACTGGATATCGTGCCATTAATCCCATTAGCACTAATATTAATCTGATTTTGCGCCCAAGTTTCAGTAGCGTAACCGTTAAGGTCTTTCTTCTCAATCTTCTTGGAAATATCAGCTTTCATACCGTCAACAGTTTGAGAAAGCTTGGATAAAGCAGTAACTGTAGCATTATCAGCTGGATTAGGGCACCAATCAGTAGATAGACTGCCTTTTTCTACCTTGATTCCGGCAATCTGCAGAGTGTTGGTATTTCCATTAGTTCGTTCAATCCGAGGACGTAAATAACCATCACTAGTGACAACTGTTGTTCCTGAAACTCTCTGCCATGAATCTGTTATAGTTACTGTGTTATGGCCTATATCTGTTGCAGCAGAGCTATAACTACCTTCAGTTGGATTGTTGAGTGGCCAGTAGATGCTGCTTGTTCCAGTACCACTTATATATTTTGCATATACACTATAAGTTAAAACATCACCTTTTTTAACTTGGATATATTGGCTTACCCCATTCCAATCTTCTGTTGTCTGCATTACAGCTAGTCCATTATAGGTATCCGTGATTTTTGTCCACAAACTGGCTGCGTACCATGATGCTGGGTTGTCAAAATTCTTGGTATCGGTATACAAGTTTGTCCCCACAGCACTGTTTTGAACCTGTGTTTGAACCGTCGTCATCGTGCTATTCAGTTCTGTGGCAGTCTGCTGAAGTTGACTAATGTTGTTCTTATTAGTTGTATTATCCGTTGTTAACGTATTGAATCCGGTAGTCAGTTCTTTTGACGTGGCTTGCAAGGTACCAATGTCAGTAGTCTGCTTACCGAGAGTATTGTTAACTGTTGTAAACTGACTCTTAAAAGAACTTGAGTCAGCCTTGAGGTCATTGATACTGGTTGTCTGAGCATCAACAGTACTCTTGATACTGGACATGGTTCCGTTAATTCCATCAGCAGTCATTTTAATCTGATTTTGAGTCCAGGTCTGGGTGGCATATCCGTTGAGATCAGTCTTAGTCAGTTTGGCAGCTAGGCCATTCTGTAACTCAGCAATGGTCATAGTTGAACCATCAGTTAAAGTTTTATAACTCTGACTAACTGCTCCAGCAATTTGCTTAGCATCTTTAGAGTCAGCGGCAGCAGAAGAAGCCTGTTTAACTGCAGCACTAGCGTCACTTTGGGCACCAAGTGCACTAGCTAAGGCACTATCTGCCTTTTGGTCAACTTTTCCGAATTCCGAGGCTGTAGAGTTTGCTGTGGCAACTGCAGCACTAGCGTCACTTTGAGCACTTACAGCTTTGTCTAGTGCTTGATTAGCTAATGCATTTGTATCATCGTACTTGGCCGCAAGCTGGTCAGCTTTATCACTGGCCGCTTTAGCTGCATCTGTACTAGCCTTAGCTTCCAGTTCCACTTGGTCAACTTTTGCTTTCACTTCTTCCCCAGTAGCGTCCGACACAGTAAGTACCCATTTACCAGTTCCATCTGCCTGACGCTCGTAAGTCCACAATTCAACTTTATTACCGTTCTGCTTGTACCAGATATCGTTAAATTTAGCTCCGTATGGCGGTTCAGTTGTATCTGTACCATAGATATAGTTACCCGAAGCACCTTGCCGTCCACCTAAGTCAGCAACATATTGTGATAGCTCGCCTCGCCAAGCATAGCTACTACTAGAGGTTGAGGTCTGATCTGCTTTAGAAACAGCAGACAAACTGCCATCAAACGTCATAGTATAACCATTATTAGGCACGTTGAACTTGTTTCCTTTAGTATCCTGTAGTGTTAGCCAATCGCCAGCTTCTATTGCAGGATTGCCAAACCAATTCAAACTGAAAGGGTAGAAGGTCAAGCTTTGTAACTGTTGCCATATTGATGCTAAACGATCCATTGTCATCAAATTGTTGGTGAGTTTAATCTGTGATCCTAACGTTGCCCCTACTTGAAGCGTGTTTGTAGTTTCGGTACTCTGACCTGTTGAATCCGTAGTAGTCGTTGTGACCTCACACTGAATACCGCCAATTTTGTATGGTGCTTCATTTTTTGTTAAGCCACCTTGTTCATATTGGCTCGGATCTAATGTATAATCTGGCTCTGTAATCGTGCGAATTGTTAATTTGCCGTCCCTATCAAACGTTGCAAATCCAGCATAAAATTGAGCAATCATGCCAATTGCATTTCGATACGTTTGACCGGTAATAGCACTCGGTAAGTTAACTTGTACAGGCAAACGACTAATGTCAGTTGTATTGAGTAACACGCCAGCCAAATTTGCAATTTCTGCAATCACACTGGTCATTTTAGCAGGGTAAGTTAACTTAGAAGTGTAGGTACCCTCCAGTAGACACATCTGGTCATATGCCTTAATTGTTGTCTCATCGTTGTTTCGGTCCATTTGAATGTCATCTGATACGATAAAAAGACCAAGCGAGCTATACTCATAGCCATTAGATGTTTTTATACCAATCTTAGGCCATACCGTCATGCCGGGTTTAAGTCCTTCAATTAAGTGCGAAAACTTAATTGTCACGCTGTTTTCATAATTCGAGCCAATACCAAACGTATCTCCAGTATAGCCACCTGCGTCATATGAAATGGATGCAATATCTGTCGTTTTATAGTCAATCTTGTTAATTGTGACAACTGCATCCAACGTCCGTTCAGTTGCCTTCCATGCAGCGAGGGCTAAATCAGATTGCTTAATCATTAATTTTCACCCGCCTACTGTTCAATGAAATCCATTGAAACATTCTGCCAAATATAATCTGATGTCACTGGATTAAGTGTATAAATCGGTGCAGTCCGATCACCAACATAAAATGTCTTGGTCACTACTGCACCTTCTTGTGGGTCTAAATAACTGCAAGAAAAAAACTGTCCAGAGACAGCTTTTAGTATTGTGCTATTCTCGGCCAGTGTTAGCGGCCCCCATTTTACTGTTAACTTGCGTTTGATTGCGACACGGTCTCGATGCAAAAGTCCATTCGCGTCACGCGATGCTTTGGCATCGATATCTTGAATTGCAACTTCTAGGGACTGTGGTGCTTTAACCACTGTCCCACCAATCTTCAGTGAATATGTCAATCGTAATCATCTCCTATAGTCTCAACATGTTTTTACCATTCTTCTGATTTACCGCGTTAATGCCTTTAATAGCAGCATTACCGAACTTCTCATCACCAACTTGCAACGTCAAGTTCACATTGATCGGTTGATTGTTCATGCTGCCGCCAACGTTTGTCATTTGTAAGCCCTGTACAATCGCGTTAACGATGCTTGTTCCAAGCTCGTTAATGCCACCACTATTCATACTCTGTGTACTTGTATTACTTGGCTGACTAGCCAGACTGCTCATATCCATCGACTGAGTTAAAGCTGCGGGCATTTGTAATCCATCACTGAACGTTTGTCCCATGAAGCTTAGTGCCTGCTTAATCAATTGCATTGACCGTGGAATGTTAGTTAAAGGTAAAACCATTTCCGGCTTATTCTGTTCAGCCACTTCGATCATTTGATGAGTATCAACAAGACCACCGTTAGCAAAACGGCGGTGCCCAATCGGTCCACTGTGCAACCAATCAAATTTAGGCGTGCCCCAAATGACTGTATGACCGGCAGCATTGTAATAGTCTGAGTTATTCAGATAAGCCAATACTTGGTCAAATGATGATCTGAAATTATGATGTCCAGGAAAAGCAAATGCATCAAAGGTTGACTTGACATACTGTAGTGGTCCACCTGCAGGATTACCAGCTAGCGAGTTCACATCAGTAATTGTCTGCATAATATTTCGATTCCCGGTCTCTGACTTAGCCACTTCAATGATATCGTGTTGCATCTTTGACCACCGCGATTTAGGAACTTTAGTCATCTCGAGTGCGCGACTAATCATTGAATGAGTGATTGCACCACCATTTGGTCCTTCGCTCTCGCCGTATTCTTTGAGAATCTTACCGACCCAACTTTTAGCACTATCAACACTAAAATCCACCATACTTTTAGCAACATCTAGCGGATAGCCACCTAAGCCGGTAAATTTAACAAACTTGTTCATAGCAGCTTTCAATACTTTTTCAGGGTGCGTGACATCGTCCCAGATATCACTTGCCGTATCTTTCACACCATCGGCAAAACTGCCTACACTGTCCCCTATACCACTGAACAAATCACCAAAATTCGGCATGCTAAAGTTGAAACTTGGCAAATTGAAGTTACCAATACTTGAAAAGTCAAAATCAAAGTCTCCAATACCACCGGCATAGTGTGGCACCATTGCTGTTACTTTACGAGCCGTTTGTGCCGCATTGAGAATTTGAGTACCTCTCGGAAGATTGACCATCATATTGCGAACGGCTGGGAAAAGACCTGTTCGTCCATTTGGTAACTTGTATGCTTCACGATACTTATCACCAACCTGATCATTAACGATTGCTGGACCACCTTTATGGCGACCACCAGTTGCAAATGAAGGAACACTCCAGTGGCTCAATGACTTTGCTTTGCTGGAGGCACCTACGTGATTGAGAATCCATTTAATGCCATCGATAACGCCATTAACGGCTTTTCCAATCGTACCAATAATTGCATTAGCAACATCCGCAGAACCCTTTTTTACAGACTTCCAACCAGATGAAAGACCGCCACCAATTTTACCGCCTAAACCACCGGCCCATTTTGCAATTGTTTTACCCGTGCCAGTTCTAAACGAGGCAACCCAATTACCTAACTGAGTACCGGCTCTTAACGCAGCCGTCCTAGAACTCCCCATTCCAGAACTAGTCTTCGAGCCTAAACTTCCAGCCCAACTAGAGACAGTCTTACTTGCGCCAGTTCTAAAGTTATTAACCCATGAACCTAACTTACTACCCGCATTCTTGGCTAATCGTTTGCCATCTTCGACTTTAGTATTAACATTACTACCGATATTTGATGCCCATTTTCGAATACCGACGATTGCACCTTTAGATTTGCTCGTAAACTCAGACGTCCAGTTACCAATCTTTTTACCCGCTTCTTGAGCGGCCTTTTTACCATCAGAAACTTTCTTATGAACACCGCTGCCAATATTCGACGCCCAAGTATTAACGGTTCTTTTAGCGCCGCCAACAAAGCCAGTAGTCCAATTACCAATGTTCTTTCCTGCTTGTTGAAAATCCTTCTTGGCATTTGTTATATGAGTTCCAACTTTTTTACCAACACTCTTAGCCCAATCGGAGGCTTTACCCGGTAATTTCGATGCCCATTTAAGAATATTCTTACCTGTTTTTGTATCTTTAAGGAACCAGGAAGCAATCGTGCCAACCGGATTAATAATAAAACCAATTATTTTAGTCCAATTTTTAGAAATCCAATCGATTGAATCACCAAACCATTTGGTTATATTCTTCCAAACAGAATTACAAAAATCTCTAAATTTCTTATTATGTTTGTATAGCGCGACGAATCCAGCAACTAATGCAGCGATAGCCAATACCACTAATGCTACTGGATTCGCGTCCATAACTACATTCAATGCAGCTTGACCAACAGCAGCCAGTTTAGACCACACAGACCAACTCTTGAGCGCCTTCCAACCATCTGCTAATGCAGTAGCATAATCTGACCACTTCATTTTTGCAAGCGACCATAATGTCTTCACGTTGCCAACAGCTTCTTCTAGCTTATCAATTCCAGTAATCCCTTTAAAAAAGTCTCTGAGAACATGCCCTTTACCACCAATAGTAGCCGCTTTGTCAGCTAATTTTCCAAGTAGTCCTATTCCATTACTTAGCCCCGTCATTGTTACTTTAAATGCAAACATAGTTACTAAGACTTTCGCCATTGCTTCAACGGCCGTATGGTGTTTATCTACCCAACTGGAAATCCCACCTAATGCATCTGCTAACTTCTTAAGCATGCCAACGATAACTCCACCAGTCCACTTTGCTAATGGCTCAAGGAACGAATCCCATATCCATTTAAAGGCTGGCTGTGAAGCTTGAATAATGCGGTGAAGCAACTTAAGCGCCGCAGCTAATGCATCGAAGAAAGTTGGGATTAAATTAGTAATCGTGTATTTGGCCAATGGTAACAGGATATTTTGATATCCCCAATCCAGGCCGTCCCATACATCTTTGACTACTGGTCTAATCGCTTTTAGCAATCCATCAATCGATTGTAGTAAGGGTGTGAAATTAAGCTTAGAAGCCCACTTAACGGTTGCTCCTGTCATGTCGTTTAACGCACCCAAAATGTCATTAACCATACCGAGCAGCGTTTTAAAAATAGATGTACCAACGCCGCCATGTTGCCAAGCCTTGTCAAATTGGCCGCCAAGTGCACTAACAGTATTAAAGATGTTTGTGAATATCTTGTAGAGATTTGATGCAATTTTCTCACCCGCACCACTATTCCAAGCATTACGAAATGCTACTGCAATATTATTAAGCACTTTTACTACAGCGTTCAATGCATTTAAAATTGATTGAATAAGCTTGGTACCAGTGTTGCCATGATTCCATGCATTATCAAACGCCTTAGCGATATCACCAATCAGCCCGACTAAATTTGTCACCAACGTAATGAGATTGGCAAAAATCCGTTCGCCCAGATTGCCGCCATTCCATGCACTACGGAATGAAGTGGCAATATCGTGGATCAGTTTCAATACATTATTCAGCGAATTGAAAATAGTTTGGACTAGCTTAGTACCACGACCGCCGCCACCTTCCCATGCTTGTGAGAACGCTTTGGCAATATCACCAATAATGTTAAGCATGTCTGCTAACAGCTGTAAGATAGCTTCTACTGTCTTCTGACCAGTACCGTTGTCCCATACATGCATAAACGATCGTCCAACATCGCTGAGCGCTCGTTCAACCTCTTTCCAAGCATACTTAGCAGCATCCACTACTGAGTTACCCTTGGCGTCCCAAGCTGCCTTCATTGGGTCGAACAGCTCACCTAAAATTTTTTGCAGTTTTTTAGCTGCATCAGTTGCGCTGTTGAATGGCTGACCTAATGGTACGCCGAAATTGACACCATCATCACCAGCTCCAGCATCAGTACCATCCGTCGATTGCAGTGGCGTACTTTCCGGTGCGTTTTGTGTTGGCGTTGAATCTGGTGCCGTTTGTGTTTCCTGCGGAGTAAAAGTCTCCTTTGGCTTTTTATCATAAGAGTAGTCTTCATCATCATTGCTCTTATCAAGAACATTCAGTTCATCAAAGCCCATCAAAGATTGCATGAGCTCTTTATTCTTTTTCTTGGTTGCTTCCATTGAGGCCTGGGACCGTTTATTTGCAGCCTCAATTGCTGCATTAGCAGCACGAACTTTGGCTGCACCTTGCTTATTAGACTCCGCAATTTGTCGATTTGCTTCACGAACTGAGGCTGCTTGAGCTTGATTTTGAGCGCGTATTTGTGCATTAGCCTCACGAACCGACTTTGCCTGGGCAGCGTTTTGTTTTCGAATCTCTTCGTTAGCCTTCTTAACAGAAGCAGAAGCTTTACTAGAAGCTGAGACCGTGTCATTCAGTGCCTTAGACTGCTCATAAAGGCCCTGCGCACCTTGTCGAGCTTTGGAGTAACTCATACCCGTTAGTGCTGACGTGAACTGTGCCAACCATGATGTGGCTTTAGATAATGATGACATTAACGCATTCACGGCCGGAAGAACAAAGTTATAAATCGGATAGAATGCTGTCAGTAAATTGACCTTGATTTGATTCAGACTACTTGCAAACTGCGCGTTCGTCTTAAATGCTGTCATCATCCCAGTAGCAAGTTGCGTCAAGCCTTGGTACAGCAACCCAAATACGATTAATTGTGATGGGAGGTACTTCAACTGCTGGGCAATGCCGCCCAGGGCCCCACTGGTCCGTCTAGCACTAGAAGAGGCTTTGTTCATTGAAGAACTACTACTATTTCCAAAATTGCGTATCCGACTTGTTGCACTTTGAATACCGTTGCTAATGCGACTGAACCAATTAGAAGGCCCCTTACCGGAACCTGATCCTTTATTCATTGCGCTACTTGCCGCACTGCCGAAACGATTATACGAACCTGCCGCTCGTGTAGCAGCCGTCCCGGATTCACCCATCTCAGTATTGAGCTTACCAATTACAGATTTAAGTTCGTCACCACGATCAGAAACATAAGCATAGCTCTTGTTCAGACTATCATTGGAATTAATGAGCTTGTTCATCTTATCGCGTGTGCTCATGATGCTCTTTTCAAGTGCCGTGCTTTGCTTGGTCAGCCGGTCGCTGGCACCCATCGTCTTCATAGAATCCTGAACATCACGATAGGAGCCCTGCAACGCCTTCAACTGACGCCGATAGGTTTCAATTTTAACTTCGTTTTGATCCATAGCTTTAGAAATCTGCCGCAGTGAGTCCGGCACCGCTTTAAATTCTTGTCGCATTGATTGGGCTAGAGCTTTAGCTTGGTTTTGATAACGCGTCATCTGAGCTTGAGCGGACGCAACCTGATTATCAATTTTAATTCCTTGCGTCCCATTCTGTTGAGCGGTATTCAAGGACGTTTTTTGATTCATTAAGTCACGCATCTTGGCTTGAGCAGCTCGGGCCTGATCCATCTTTGCATTGATATCACTCAGCATGGCCTGTAAGTCCTGTTTTACCTTAACCCGGCTACCGGTAAACATCTTGCCAGCATTCTGGTTGACCTTGCTAGCCCCGGTAGATGTCGAGCTACTCATTCGTTCGAATGCAGTTTTGATAGTCTCGTTCAAACCGGACAACTGGTCTTGCAACTTTTGAACACCTTTAGAAACATCCATCGACTGCTCGGTCTTGTCCATACCGGACTTCGCACTATCAGCGGTCTTCCCCATCAATTTATCAATCATCGGTTGAACCTTGGCAAATTGTTGTTCCATTTGTTCAGTGTTCACTTTAAATAGCAGTTCAATTTCTTCAAGTTCCACGTTGTTTCCCCCTTCCTATGTAGTTTTTTTGAATTTTCGGGCTGTCTTAATCTTTTGCGATTGCTGCATTAGAAGCAACTGGTCCCGTTTCCATTCAGGAACAGAATCCGACGATGTACTAGTCGCTGTTTTGATAAATGGATAAGCCTCTTCAACCGATGGCATTTTGCTAGGGTCGTTCAAAGCAAATGCCATCATCTCAGCTTGCTTGTGATCCATTACCGCTCTCATTCGCATATCATCTATACGGTTACGATTATTTGCGATTACTTGAACCATGAGTTCACCAAAATCAAGTTCCCAAAAGTGGTCAGAATCAATCCCAGATTGCACGGCCAATGGGTAAATAGCACTTAGCAACTCAGAAACAGTCTGGTAATTATTGCTTAAAGTGTCGTCTCGGTCGTTGGTTCGTTGTCCAGAGTGACTTCCGATTCCGTATTCGTCTTCGAAGCCGAAGCTGTCTTGCCGAAAAAACCAGATTCCTGGAATAAGTCTGTTAGCACTGTAAATAAATCCATTGGGGCATGACCTTCATCAAAATATTTTTCAAAGGCAGCAAAAATGTCGTTATCAGTAACGCCGTGAGTTTGGTTCGAACCTTGCAATACGATAAGCATTTCATTCAATGGTGGCAATTTCATTCCGCCATCCGCACTCATAAAGAGCGACATCATAGATTTACCCAAGCGTTTTTCAATATTCAAAATATCACGGCCTGTTAACTTTAATTCAAGTTGTAATCCACCCATTTCAAACTTCTTAGTTGCTTTCTTTACTGTCATAACGTAGTTCCTCCATTTTTATTATTCGTCTCATATCAGCCTGCTGGCCTACTCGTCTCTTACTCAAGTTAATTATTATCTGGATAAAATGTGACGGTTCTAAGCTCCGGCGCTACTACTGGCCGTTGCAAAGTCCGGTCCGTCCGATACGATAATCGAAATCGTGTATTCAAGTGCTCCGTTGACAGCAACGTTACCCATTTTGACGGTATATGAGCCAGTGAAAGAAGCTGTCATCCCATCAGGATAAGTGACCTTCCATTTATATTGCTTATTGTCACCATTGTGCGTTAAAGCCGTTGCAAAGTTGCTGCCCTTGTACACAAAGGTAAAAGCTAACGTTGACGTATTTTCAATCCCAGGGACTGACTTCTTTTTCGTATCTGATAAATCAGTCACATCAATATTTTCTGGGTCTGAACCCATGTCAGGAACGGTCTTAATACCGCCAATTTCATCAAACTTAGTGCCATCCACTGACATTTCAAGCTTGGTCCCTGTTCCGGCAAGCCCGGCACTAGCGTCTGCAGCAAATCGTTGTAAATCAAATACTGTTAAATTCTTTTTCAATTTCAATCATCCTTTCAACTTTCAAATACGCGGTGACTAGTGTTATCAACAACACCAGTAAATCGTAATACAGTGCGATTCACACCCGCTAAATTGCTATCACCAATATCGCTTGAAAAGCCCATATCACCAAATGATGACATGAGCTTTTTCGTGATTGCCGTTGTGCTACCTTCTTTTAAGAAGAGGTCAATTGTGATCGTCCATTCCGTTTGCAACTCTTGCTGATTAGCATCACGAAAATAGGCTTTATGTGCCGTGTTGTATACAGCGATTGGGAACACCGTTAAATTATCTGGGTACGTGGTTGAGACCTGTTTAATTTCCGGTATAGCCGTTAGTGCTTGATACACTACTGACTTCACATTAATAATTACCATCAACTACCCCCTAATTTGTTATGGAGTGCGGCCTCCACACTCTGCTTAATCATCTCTGGTGCCTCACGACTGGCTTGTTTGACGGCGGGGGTTAAAAACTGGCGGGCGGGTTGACCGCTTGTCCGATAGAATGTGTGTCCGTCGATTTCGATTTTAGGCATACCATACAGTTCACTCAGGTCAGTATCAACGTCATCAGCAGGAATGAACCAAGGCGTTTGCCTGTACACTGGTGTAAATCCACCGGGTAAATCTTTTTGCGACTCCTCACCTACTCGTCCAGTACCGAGCTCACGAAATAGCGCTACTGGGTCATCGGACCAGACACGACCGACAATCTTGCCATCACTATCGACAACCTCATATTTAATACTTCGAGCCAACTCACCATTTCCATACTTAACGCTGGATTGAAGTTCTTTGACTGCATAGCCCTCTGCTTTCTCAACAACATCAAAAGTAGCATCCCAGATGGCATCGTGAACCACACTGGGCATTTTTTTGAGCTGAGCTTTCAGCTTATCACTGCCACGCCATTCAACTTCAGCCATCCTATTCGCCTCGTTTACGTTGCTCTAAAGTGATATTTTTATGGGTGCTGAATGTTTGTATCGAATTGATAACGTAATCTGGCTCGCTATCTTTAGTAACATTGACACAAACACCCCAATTTTCTTGTTGACCTTCATTGATCTGATTACCTTGATACTTACCAGATTTAATGTACTTAAGGTCTTTGCCCCAGATTTGCGCATTCACTGAACCGCCAGCAGCTTGAATGTTCATCCTCACTGCAATTGGATTGCTCCATCCCGCCGTAATGACATTACCTTCATCATCGTGGCCTGATTGTTGTTGTCGTAAATAAACAGTTGTCAGGTCTGTTGGTCTAAGGCGCATTAGAATCGCCTCGTTTTCGCGACTCGGTAAGGTGCTAGCGCGGTTTTAATTATGTTAGGTAGTCCCAGTTCAAACGATTGAGAAACGCCGCCTTCTGACCGCGATGCTTCGCCTTCTGTTCCTTGCTCGTTGTACATGATAATGGCAAGCCGTTTTGCCTGAATTAGAATCGGTGTCGAGAGTGAAGACCGGGTATAATCCAAGCACGTTTGAACAGCATCATCAAAGATGTCATCAACCACCGCAGCATCCGGCGTGTCTTTCTTAACACCTAATCGCGTATATAGTCTTGTCAATTGTCCCGCCTTATCTGGTGGGCTTGGTTTAGCCATACGATCATCCTCTATTCTTCGTCGTCTGTTTCTAACTGAGCATTATCGGCAGTTTTCTAGTCCTTCTGCTTATCAAGACAAACAAAAAGCTCATCATTGAACGCGTCTTGCGTAATGCTGAGCTCATCACCTTTTTTATACCGAGTATCTTTATACCGAATTGGGTAATCTTTAACGCGAACCTTCATTATCAATCACCTCTAGGCTAAAACCTGAGCTTGAAATACCTCATCCGCCGCGGCAAACGCTGGAAGCGCAACTGCTGAGGCTTTTTCCCAAGTCCCAATTGGATCATTAGTTTCGGTATAAATCATATCGTAAACATTACCCACAGCGTTAATTTGCGCTGGGCCACTGAATTGTGCTAACTCTTCTGGAGTTGGTCCAAACACTTTATTACCAATCGGGTCATCGTTCATTAAGACAAGTCGATTTTCTGGGAAGTAACGACTCTTGGTAATCTTGCCATCTTTTCCGACTTGGGTATATTTTTGATCATAAGTCCGAAAAATTGGTAAACCTTGTGCCTGCATGAAGGTGTCAAAGTCGGCTTGTCCAAGTGCCCGAGTAGAGTTACCATACACGGCTTGTAGAACTTTGGTATTAGTCGTAATCAATCGATAAATCTTCCGACTAGTTAGCGCCCGGGTTGGTGTAATATCCATCTTATCGCACCAGCGCGTAATATCACCAAGGATATCCGCGTCGCCGTTATCCCATGTAGCAGCTCCAGTCAAAGCTTCCTGATGTTCAGTCGGAACTTGATAATCAAGTTGGACAGCAAGTTTACCACTTTCATCTGGCAAAATAGTCTTACCTGTTGCTAAAACGTCCATAGCGGTCTTTTCAATTCGTGCTAAAACGCCTTGATTGAGCACATCAAAGTCGTTATAAACGTGTTGTTGCAAGTAGCTAGCTTCTGCAGGCGTCCGCGGATTGAGCATCGCATACAAATCTTTTTCTTTAATCTGCATCTTGCGCTTAATCAAAGCCAGTTCGATGGCAGCGCCCGAGGCAGACCGACTGCCAATTTCGGCTTCACTATCAAAAGCCGCATAGGATGCAATCACTGGAATTCGATTTTGACGTTTCAAGATATCAACAGTTAGTGAGTTGACTTTGATTGCTGGGAATAGTTCATCACCTTGCATCGCTGGATACTGCCGATTCAATGAAAAATCGATTAAATCATGTTGCGTGAATAAATCTGAAATTTGAGCCATTTGTTTTCTCCTCCTTTAATTAGGCTTGTGATACGGCGGCGGCGCCCGTATCAGTGAAAGTAATCTTCTTTAATGCCGTGATAGCCTCAGCTGTTGGCGCCACTGGTAAGCGTTGGCCAAATAAATAGCCTTCAACAATCACGCCAACCATTTGAGGGCCATGTGTAACGTCCACTTCATTAATCGTGACTCCTTCTGCCTTAGCGTCGTTAGTTGGATAAATCGTGCCGGCTGGGATAACTTTATGTCCAAAAGCATCCGTCTTCACCGCGTAACTGGTATTATCAGCCTGACGTGAGAATGATACAAACTTTTCAGATGCCATGAAATTCTTTTGTTCTACTGTTCCTTTATCAAATACATAAGCCATAATCTAGTACCTCCTTATTTTGTCGCCCATAAACTGGACTTTGCTGGCTTTTGCGAGTTATTTAATTTTTCAGCTGCTGTTGCACCTTCAGATTTATTTGCGGATGTATTAGCAGCCGGCAATGTGGTCCCACTGCTTGCAATTCGCTTATCGATTGCTTGCTGTAAGCTCTCTGTAAATGACTTACTGATTGCAGTGTAAGCCGCTTCCACGCCTTTATCATCTGCTAAAACATCATCACCAAAAGCCGCAATCAGCGCTGTCGGCAAATCGTCTGCACCCAGTCGGGCCGTAACTTTAGCTTTATTTTCAACAATAGTTCCATGGCGCTGTGATTCAGCAAGTTGCTTGGTTAATTGGTCTTTATCATAGTTGGCCTTTTCCAGGTCAGTCATCTTGTCGTAATCTTTTTGCTGCTGAGCTTCACTAGCCTGTTTTTCATCATGTGTTTTAATTGCCGAAGCAATCAGCTTATCAACACTTGATTGCCAGTCCTTTTCACTAGCAAACGATTTAAACGGCGTATCTGCCTGATTGTCTTGGTCAGAGTCGTCATTGTTGCTATTTTGATTGGCGTCGATTGTGTTAGGCGTGCTATCAGCCGTCTGATTGCTACCTTCATCCCCGCCAGTTCCATTATCACCGTCAGCAAACATCTGTAAATTCATCTTTAGTTTGAGTAGCTTTTTCATAATTAAATTCCTCCACGCCCACGCATTTCCGATAACTCAGGCCACAAAAAAAGCACCCCGTGCATTACTCTAAGAGCCCCACACATTGTGCTAAATTGACCGTGGCGTCATTATCAGACCCACGCATGCTATTTAGTTTGAGTAGTTTAGAGACGTGCTCAGGTCATCCATGCTAATCCTGATGGAACATTGTCGAAAGGATCATCGTGGCGGTTTGTATTGCTGTTACTTGATCATATCCTTTATTAAGTGCTTCTTCATAACATGTTAGAAATGCATCCGTCATGAGCTTAAAGCCTTGCTTCGTGTCATCATCAAACGTCAAGCCCTTCATTGCCATCTCGGTGTAACGCATTAAATCCGAATTATCTTTACTCATCGTGTTCTCCTCGTCGTACTAAAAAACGCCCAATCAAAATGATTGAACGCCCTACATTGCAACAATAACGATATCTTGCCATTGGTCACGGATTTTCTTGCCATCAATTACATAATCAAGAATCTCATCAACGTCGTCAGTATCTTTGAAGTGATAATCAAAATCACCATTATCTTTAGAAATGATACGTTTGCCCTCACTGTCAAAGCCAATGTACCACTCAACATCATTGATTTTGATTTGAACCTCCATACGAACATCTAACGCAAATCGAAGTTGCTCCAAAGACTCTAAGTGATCCGAATCAGCTTTTACTCGTCTTACCACCATCTTTATTCACAATCCTTTCTGCAATCGTTAATTTCCGCCCAGGTTCTTCACGCCGGGGAACAATCTTGCCATTTTTCTTTGTAACGCGTAACCAGGGATGCGCGTGTGGCACAATCGTGTGCATTTTAGCATTACCATGGTCGGTAAAATCAATGTCCAGCCGGGCCTTTCCTGTCTTACCATAATATCTTCGTGTAACTAGTTGTCCATCGACATAACGGTCAAAAACTGAGTTGGCTTCCTGTTGATACGGAACACCGTGCACTTCACCAAAATTGTGTACATTGTTCAACGCAAATTGTTCGCGCCGAACCTCGCGCGCTACTTTCAACAGGTTCTGATAACTATCACTGTCATTATACTTCATCGTTTGAAAATCTTCGAATGTTTCGGGTACGTTATCTCCACCTAAAATCCGTTTGTATTCATCATACTGGGTAGTATCATACCGACGATTGCCAACCCGATTATCTAAACTATCGAAAGCCTGCGGACCATGCTTTAAGATTACTGCCTGGCGCCAATCCTGATAAGTAGCATCCGGCTTCAGCTTGAGCTTTTCACCAGTAATTGGATCATTCGCTGTCCGTTGCATCATGTACTGGCTATCTGACAAATAGATGATTGCGACAGTTCGGCAAAATGGATGTAACGGCGGAAAATTAACATTCACTTCCGCTTCATCTACGTTAAATACACGGCCGTCAATACTACGACAGATTTTTGAAGTCCGCATATCCAGCACGGCAACCAGTTGGTACTTTTTAACCCCGCGTCGTTTCCATTCATTGAGCTTCGTTTGATTATGAAAGTAGTTGGCTTCTGTTCTAATCAATCGTCGCGTATTGTAACTGCTAGTTCCAAACTCCTTAGCTAAAGCTTGTACCATGTCACGCTCACGCATACCACTCATCTGCTGAGCCGTGAATAGTTCACTGAGTCGGTCGGCTAGTTGGTCCGTGTTATGCCAAATCCGTTTAGAGTAGTTCTTGCCTTTAAACGGCGCATCTAATATAGCCTTAACGTACTTCCCTGACAACTCTTTAAACCGTGTTATTGGTTCGTCTGGGTTCACTTTAACTGTTACCATCTCTTTACCCGTTTTAGGGTCAAAGATAGTTCTAGTGTGCATTTTAGGCTGACTATCAGCGCTCACGCCCGGAAGAATGACGTCTTTATCAAAGTCACCTATAATACTCTCGTTAGTTGCCTGATCAAGTGCTTCTTGAATTACCTTGGTATAAAGGTTCGTGGACTTCTCAATCTCAACAGATGCCGCTTGTTTCACCGCAATGTAGCTCTTAGCCTTGAGCTCTTCCAATCTGGTAATACGGCCCTTAGCTGCCATCTGTGATAAGTAGTTAGTCACTTGCTTCTTTGACTCCTTATCACTGACATTATCAGCCAGGGCCTGTAACGTTACTAACTCAGTCGGACTAACATTGGTGTTTAAAATCTGTTGTGCCTCGGCCTCCGTCGCTTTACCGTCCGTAAAATATCGTTTGTATATCTGTGATACCTCACCAGTCAAATAGTTCTGAGCACGCATGTACGCCCTTCCAATGATAGTCGCTTGTTTGGTTGCAGCATCATGTGATTTCTGTTCGCTCTGAACGGCTCGCAGTTGCCAGTAACTTAACTTGCGTTTGTCATCCGCCACTCCTACACCTCCGAGCTTATAAAATCAAATACAGCAAAATTAAAATGCCTGTAATTGGCTTCCATCCAAGCGAAACTAATCCAAGCATTTTAATTATCACGATCACAAATACACCAATCGTTTTAATGATTTTATTCAATTCTGAGTTAATTACCCTTCACCACCACTTGCAAATTCTGAGGATATTGTGCTGAAATATCTTGTAGTCCGTGTAATAAGGTCTCACACAGAACTTTGTTATCAGCACTGGGCTCAATCAATCTAATAAACAAGCCACCATTTTCTTTAATAGTGGCGTTAGATAGCTCATTAGTGATGGCTTGGCCAAGCACCGAAACAGCAGCACAAACTAGGTCATGGCCCTTAATAGCACTATTCGCGTGGCCCGTTATCTGATAACTCACTACCTGCTTTTTGTTTAATTGAAACGTTGCCAGAATCATCCGCAGTTACCTCCTCGTTATCTGTGGCAGGCTCGCCGCCCATAGCTTTCTGCTGTAGCTTGAGTGCTTTCTCCTTTTCCTGATCCAGCATCTTAATTAACTCTTGTGGGTCATTTGTCCCAGGCAACCACCCGAGTGATACCAATTGCGGAATGACACCTTCAGCATTCTTGATATTGCTAATGACATCCGCCATGTTGACTGGAATATCAGGAACAATATTAATTGTCGCTCCGGAGGCATCTACTGACTGGCCTTTAAACGCTAAAATGTTCTGCATCAGTTGTAGACGCTGGCGAATTCCACGTGTTAAGTATCGCTGCTTAGTCGCTAACAATTGGAGTAAACCGAATAGCTTGTATTTCATAGCTTCACCGCTAATCGTCCCTGCAAAGTTTTCGTCATTCATGTTAGGGACGTAAGACGTTTGATGAATGTCATCCTTAATCGACTTAACAAGTACTTGTAGCTGTGATTCGTCAAAGCTCTTGGTCAACCATTCAACGCTAGCACCCTGGTCGCCTTTACCAGGCGCTTCTAGAATACCGTCCTTCAAGTTAGCTCCTTCACCGTCCTCGCCCTCATCTAGGGTAAAGCCATAGACTACCAGCAAGGCATCCACGAAGTTCTTTTTATCGGTGATACGGTCTGACTGTAATTCGTTATAGGCGTTGATTAGGCTAATCGTTTGCTCAAAATCACCTTGACGCTCTTCGTTATTACGATACTCAATAAGTGGGACACCATTAAAATAATGTTGAATGGCCTTAGGTTTGCTTGCCAAATTAGCATCTGATAGCACTCGTCCTGTCTTGGTTCGATACTGAATAATCCAGTGGGCCGTATAGACAGTAATCAAATAACCCTTAGCATTACCAAGCAGGTCCTTCTTTTCCACGTAGTAAATACCAAACAGCGGATTTTTATCCAACGTGTCATCCGTTACCAGCACACAGCCGCGCGGATCAATTTTTTCAATTGCCAACTCGGTAGTTGCGTCTGACACCTTTTTGATGTATAGCAGCTCATAGGCACACCCAAACACGCTTAAATCTTTCTCCATCTCCGTATTATGCGAATCAATATCCATTTGGTCCTGAGCATCCGTAATGGCTTTAATATCCTTGCCGTTCGCCGGTGAAATGGATACCGGATTACCAGTTGTAAAGCCGGTAATCATGTCAGTAATGTATTTGGCGTGGTTCGTCATTACCTTTTCATCTGCACGATCCAACTTAGCCGCCATCTCAAGATTTCGGCTTAAGATGTGCTGATTACCCTCATAGTAGTGTTCCAACATGTTATAACGGTCAATACGTTGCTGTTGTTGATTGATAGCATAGTTAATTACATCAAAGCTAGGGTTTTCAATATTGCCAGCCAATTCACGGTCAATCGCAACGTTGGACCCGCGCTTCTTGTTCAAATCATACTGCATCCGCTCACCTCCTATCCTCTTAATCCCTTTGGCTTCTTAATTGTCCGTGCCTTGAGCTGTTCGTGTGTGTTATAGACGGCATACCGTAACGCGTCCATTACGTCATCGTTAAGCTTGACGGGTAAGCCCGTAGCCTCATCCCAGACATACTGATAGATTTCATCTAAGAAGGCATCAATCGCTTCTTTGATAACAAAAAAGTGGCCTTGCTTCATGCACTTAGCCACCGACTCGATTCCTGATAAAACCGATTTTTTAGCATTGAACGCCTTGAGCCCTTCACGTTGGAAGCGTGCAACGTGTTCGGGTCTCGCGCTATCAGCCCAAAACTTAACATTTCGGCCATAGCGATGCTGAATATCTTTTGCAATCTCTACCCAGTAATCAATCTCTTCAAACTGACGTGTATGTTCTTCAATCAAATAAGTATTGCCAACTCGATCATCAGCCATTACAACAATCGTTCCTTTATGTTCATAGCCCCAGTCGACTCCCGCATAGTAAGTTAAGTCTGCTGGCAATTGAGCCCGTGGAATAATCATTTCGTCCTTATTAAAATCTTTATACACCATACCTTCACCAGATACCCATAGACCGAGTATTGCACGGTCGTAAAACACTCCGGACGGCGTACCCGCTTTTTGATGTTCAACGTATTGTGGGGGCAAAAAGGTATTATCATCGATTGTAAAATGGAAACTAACGGTTCCTGCTTTAGGATCATCGTTATCAATATAGCTGGCTTTCAAGTAGTGAGTCGGAACGTCTGGGTTCGTATCGCAAATAATTCGCGCACCTTGTGCTGAGCACCGATTAAGGATTTCATTGAATACCTCTTCATTAGCAAGGCTAGCTTCGTTAATATACGCCCCAAACGAGGTCATCCCACGAATGGCACCCAGCCCTGCAATAGACCCGGTAAACGTCTGCACAATTTTCACGCCAAACAGTGTGAAAGAGTTATGCTTGTCGAACTGAAAGTTAATGTCATATTTATTCGTCAGTTCCTGTAATACGTTGTTTTGTAGCGACTTGCTTGAATACCCCGCTAAAATGTACATTGGTTCCTTGACCCCTAATTTGTCAGCAACCTGACGAACACGCCGCAGTTCCATCAAGAAGGCGTCATTATCAACGACAGTTTTACCAGACCGAACAGCACCATAGTTTATCAGTAGTCGCCAGTCCGTCCGCCGCAAGGTTTTCAGCACTTGAACTTGTTTCGGCGTATATAGCTCACTAATTGCCATCGCTATCACCACCTAGGACGTCATCCAATTTATCCAGATATTCAGAAACTTTTGCTTCAGTACTATCGGTTGAGGCATTCATAATGCGAGCTCTAGACTCTGCAATATCCGCGTCAGCTTTAAGCTTGCGAATCTGTTGTTCAACAAGCTTATTGTTATCCGGATAACGCTTCAGTATTTCCTTAGTAGCGCTTATCCGTGTTTTCAAATCAGCTTCTTTGTGCTTCTCGTACACACCGTCAGCAGTGCCAATATAAACCGTTTCTTTGGTTTCGCCTCTAGCGATACTAGTAAGCAACTCAACGGCTTCTGTGGCGTCCATAATACGCTTGGAAGCTATCTCGGCCATTCGCTCATCGATGTAAGATTTAATTGCAGGTTTTTGCAGGTTTTCAGTAGCTATAGAATGTGCAGACCGGCTTTTGTATCCAGCTTTAATTGCAGATTCTTCCTTTTTTCCGGACTCGATGTACTCGTCGGCAAACCTCTGCTGTTTGGGCGTTAACTTTCGTTTCATTACATACCACCACACCTCCGTTAATTGGAATTAGATTGATAATCCTATTATTTTTCGAGTAAACGAATCCGAATTGCCAGTACCTGTGCATAGGTTTCCATAGCTCTTGCTTGAATACCAATGAGTTGCCGTTGTTCATCAGGAATATCTAAGTTACTGGCAGCCGGCCAAGCTTTAGCAATCTTGTCCGTCAGTTCATCGTATTCAGTGTTTAACTTTTTCAACAATACTTTGTTCATAATAATTACCACCTTTTTATTTTTCTCCAAACTAAAAGCGCCATGCTTACTAGCACGACGCTTCTTATCCTTGCACCACTTATCTAGCCGGGCATCAGCCTGCACCCATTCAGGTGGCTCGTACCCGTATTTACTATGAATCATTCGTGACATTGATACTACTCCTAAATTTAATACCTTACAAAATAACCGCACGCAAGATATTGCTAAGCAAATCACTTTATTCTCGTTTATTCTTACCAGTATTGTAACCAAGTTGAAACAACCCGATTGACAATCCCAGTATTCCTATTATCAAGCTAAATATAAAAATCATTTTAGTCACCTGATCCTCCATACTCGTCGATTATATTTTTATCTTCTTTTTCTAACGCTTTTCTTTGTTTCTCGTATCCATGTTCATACAAATCTCCTCCTTTTTTTACAGTATGTTCATCTTCTAAAATCACGTTTCTAGTTAATACTAGCTCTCTTAGAAAAGTTTCTTGTATTTCGGAGTTGAAATACAATTGTCCATCAATATAACCCTTAAATTTCGAGTTCTTTTTTGAAATATCCTCTATTTGATTCAAGGAACTATTTATACGATAAATAACATTGGACAAATCAGCACGATAGACTTGATAATTCATCGACTCAGATTTTGGTAAGTTTGTTATTTGAACATCTTTTATAATCGATAAATTCTGATTTAAACTATCAGTTTGATAAGCCAGTTGTTCTTTTGATAAAGGAACAGTCTTAGCATAGCTAACTTTATAAATCAGCAAATCAATATCATATACAGCCAGCTTAGTTGAGTTTTTAATCACTTGTCGTGTATTGTTTCTATATACCTGAGTAGCATTATGTTGCTGCCACCATCCTAATGCTGATATGGCCAGAGCAAATATAGAAATTGCTGTGGTCAATAGTGGGTTCCAATTTTTTCTTATCCATACCATACTAATTCCTCCAAACTAATCAAACTATACAAAAACTCCCGCCAATAAGCGAGAGCAGTTTGAAGGATTACTGAGAATACCTGAGGGAGCTAAAGCCCCCTTTCAGTATCTATATACAATACCACAGCGCGCCTGTTCCTGCAGGCAATTTGGTGGCCAGTTTAATTGCGCCTTATGTGCTTGGTGTGGAATCGAACCACACACGGATTCAAACCGCCTTTCTTCTGGTAGATCATCACCAGTTACAAGCACACACTGCCTTGTCTAAGGCCAAGCAGCTAAACCTATATCGCCGGCAGGGCTCGAACCTACATCCCATTGTGGCTTACCAATTAGCCCACAGCGATACTCACATTTAACGGCCGATGTTAAATACGAAGACTAATGCCAGCGGCAGAGAGGAGCGCATCACCCCTTATAAATCCGCCGGCTACACAGATAGCTGGATTTGAACCAACATAGACGGTTTTGGAGACCGCCATCTTGCCAATTAGATTATATCTGCTTAATAGACGGGCCGTCATATCAACTTAATCAAGGAGGCAACACAAACTGTACATCTGTGCCCGTCTAACGTAGCCTGCTGGACTCGAACCAGCGACAACCTGATTAACAGTCAGGCGCTCTACCAACTGAGCTAAGGCCACAATAATAATCGATTAGGGTTATCAGAAAAACGTTTGTTTGTCGCCCTAACCAATTATCGATAATACTAATTTACCACCAATTTATTGCTATGAAGTCCGGCTTGAGTTCGGAAAAAGTTCGGTTAAAGTCCGGTCTGAGTCCGGTTTTGATAAATATTCAGGTCTTCTAGGTAATAGCTCTGTGCAAACTGCAGCATTGCCAATGGCTTCCAGCGATCAAAATACTGAGTCTTGCTGTAGCCAATATCCATGTAGCACATCGTGTCACTGTATCCTTGCAAATATAGCCGATCTAATATCTCCTGGCACTCATGATCACAGCGAGCCATTGCCTGAATAGTCTGTCGGACAATCTGTTCGGCGTACAGGCGGCGTGTAATCCGATCCTCGGCCGAGTTACCAGACGAGGCCGACTTAGGCATGCCATCCATGCTAGGCGATTTAAGATCAGCGACCGAATGGCCGGACGCCCGAACTGCTTGCGGTAACTTCTTATCCAGGAACCGCCGCACCTGTTTAATTGTTTTATCTTGGTCAATTGGTGGAAAAATTTCATCTGAAATAACTTGCTGTTCGCCCATCATGCGCCCCTCCGCTTTCGTATGCTATAATTAACTTATTCGGAATTAGTTGTAGCGCGGTCAGCGATGGCAGCGCTTTTTTATGTTATACTTACAACGGTCATTCGAGTGGTCCCGTGACTGGTCGCCTTAACGGGCGGCTTTTTGTTTGCTTCGGCGTGTTTCTTCATACGCCGGTGCTTCCGTTTAATCGTTGAACGCTTCTTAGTGTGTTTAGGCATTCTCGTCCTCCGTAATGTAGTATTTGTTTTCGTCAATCGAATCAATGTACTTATTACCACATTGATATTGCCAATCCGGCAATTAAAACGTAAATTGTTAAGGCTTTGGCCAACCCGTGTTCCTCATCTTCAAACGTCATTGAAACAAATAGCACGATCAAGATTAGAAAAACATACGCCCACATCCAACCATCCCCTATCAATGTGTACACCGCTAGAATATCCAGCCCAGGGCAACCACAAACAGCTTGATGCCGCCAACAACCACGAAACAAATTGCTGTCCATGCCACCCAATCAGCAAGCAAATCTTTAATCGTCATCATTCGCCCTCCATTGACTCTGCCATTGCCATGATCAGTGGATAGTCTTCCCACGCTACTTCCGATTCATCTGCATATCCCATAGCCTCACAGGCCGCTTGTATGGCCCATGCTGGAATTTCAGTATCCATATCTAATCCCCCTTGTCATTCGGGTCAATATCATACCAGCCCTTAGCACACATCAATTTCCAGCGATAATCATCGCTCTTGATAACATGATTTAAGTGCTCACAACGCTTGAAGGCGTCACCATAACGCTTATAAATCTTTGGGTAGTTTTTCATGATTTTGCCTTGAAAGGTCAGGACGACCATGTAGGCCACTACCTCTTCTTTATCCAATACCATTGATAAACTTGTCATCCTTGTTCAATCTCCTTAACCTCAATCTCAATCCTCGGCTGCCGGCCATAACGTTTACTAGCGACAATATCTGTTATCAGTGCGTCATCTTGCCAATAAATACCGTGTAATGCGTCAAGAAACGACTTGATATAATTGTCTAAATCTGGCTTAACGACTGGTAAGCGTCTGCCATCAATTCGGCGCTGTTTTTCGACCTTAGACAAGCTTTGCTGTACCGGCCGATAAAATACCAAGGTAACTGCCAAACTGCCTGACAACGGCTGGCTTCGATACGTGAACATGGCTTCCTCAGCGACAGCCTGTTTGAATTGCTTGACTGCTTTAGGATCATACAGCCGAATCGATCGACCATAGCGTGTGGCTCGCGGTCGTTGCTGCTGAACTGGCGTCAGCATGAAAGTATGCTTAATCATGTTTATTTTTCATCCCCGGCACCCAACTAATGTAATAACCATTAACAACCCCGTTAGACATACTGGCCTGTCTAATCGAAAACTCTGGGGCGTCAATCTTCTCGCATAATCGTGCCAGTGTTTGATAGGCGATCACTTCGTCAGGATTGTTATACTTCTCAGCACGCCAGTAACCGTTATTCAGTGGCAGGCTGTATTTGTGGACCAAGTCCTTAACTCGCTTGAATTCAATTGCCGTAGTTTCAGCTATCTGCCTGAGAGAATGTTTGCCATGTTTATGCGCCTGCCGAATGGCTTTAATATCTTCACGCTCTCCCTGCTTTGGGTCCAATTTCATACTAGCTAAATAGGCCGCATCGTCCCATGGCTTAGCTGCTTCCTCTTCAATGACCACTGGGAACTGCCATTCGCCATGTTGGTACTTTGCCAGTACCAAGCGATGTAGCTCTGGTTCATCGCCAGTAGCTAGCACCCTATGCTCCTCATCAAACGTCTTGATTGCATACATTAGACAGCACCCCCGCTAATTCCTTTTCGTAGTGCTGGTGTACCGCCTGCGTACAATTAGGGCACGGCTGTATTACCCATACACCTTTCATAATTTCAACATGCACAATCTTTGTGCCATTACATTCACACATTAGAACGATACCTCCCGTGTATCTGGTGTTGCTGCTGTAAAGCTAATGACGTGCCCATTTATGCCGCGGTACAATCGCGAAATGATCTTTGGATTATACACGTTTGCTAAGCCGGCACTGCCTAAATTGGTGGTGATGATAGTTCGTTGACGATTATTCACAATCCCAAATAACACATTCTGCACGTAATCGCTGGCTTCTTTTCGGTTCTTACTCTGATCACTTTGGAACGTCGCTTCTGAGCCTAAATCATCAAGCACTAGTAAGTCTGCATCGCCTAACAATTGAACCATGTTCTGTTCGGTATAACGGCTGTCAGGATGGCCGAAGCTGCCTTTGATTAATCGGAACAATTCATTCACACTAACGAATAGGCAGGCCATAGGTTTGTCTGCGTGATCATTTACTGCTTTAGCAATTGATAAGGCCAAATGTGACTTACCGCGCCCCGGCAGACCCGTCAATATCGTGTTGTACGTAGTTTTCGGGTTTAAATACTCGCCAGCAATCTTCCGTGCCAGCTTTAGGTTATTCGCCGACTCCGAACTGTTCGGGCGGAAATTATCAAAGTTGGCATCCATCAGGGTCGGATCATCGAATATCGAGTCCATGGCCAACACGTCAGAGGTTCGGCGCTTATGCCAGTAATCATTAGCATGATCAATAATCTTGTGGTTTTGCTGTTCAATTTTTTCTTTGGTACAAACCATGCAGAATGGCTGGTGTCCCTGCATGTAAACCATATTCACCCCATGCCGTGGGCAAACTTGGTGGCTGGTCTTTAATCGTTGTAGCTCAGGGAAGCTAATCCCTCGCGCACTCTTAGAAGTCGTTTCTGACATACGTTTGTGCCTCCCTTGATGCCTGACCACCGCTAGTCGCAGCTGGTTGAACGGGTGGGGTCATGTCGTAATTGCTTAACCAACCGCCGTTATCCAACCAGTTCGCTAGCTGCTGAACGTACTGTCCCTGTATCCCCTTAACTTCCAAGTACCGCTTATAATTGCCGATACCCTGAATAATTTGGCTCTTATTGGCTTTACCAGCGGGGTTGGCGCCAGTAACGGTAGCCCGATAATAAGCATTCCATGCATCACCAAACTTTTCTTGGCGTGGGTAAACAGCCCACACTTCGTTCTGGAACTCTTCACGAATATGGTCACGTGGGTCCTTATTATCTTTTTCGGTAGTAGTCGGTTCAGGTGTAGTATTAGTAAGTTCTTTGGAGCTACCAGTTGGGCTACCGTCTGGGGTACCAGTTGAGCTACTACTTGGGTTACTAGTTGAGCTACTATTATCATTTCTAGTAGCCCAACTAGTACTGTAAAGCCTGATAATTTGGTACTGAGGCTTTTGCTTATTTCTTTTGCCGGGGACGTATTTGATTAATCCAAGTTGTACTAGTTCGTTCCTAGCCTTCTTTAGCCCGGCCTCGGATAGTCCAGTAAGATCGAGCAACGCAGAATTCTTTAGGGTAAACAGTTTATCTAGCTGATACTCATCGTTCGCATAGTCCAATAACTCGCGATACAGGTTATTTTGACCAGTTGAGATATCTATTTGATTCCGTTTCAGATTTCTGTAAGCTCGTCTTTGCTTGAAATAATCCAAATCTACACCTCCTTTACTAATGGGCCTTTCACCCATTCGGTGGATTCAGTCACTGCTGTTCAAGCCAATTCATTTTGTTAACTAATCAATTCTTGTGGGTCTTTAATAAACCCGTCTAGCTGCATCGTTTGTTTGCAGTAATCACAAACACCACATCGCGCTGGTATAACCTCATCTCGTTCGATTTGCAACACTCTAGGCTGATACTCCTCAATCACATTCAACTGTTCTTCCATCTCATCAAACGGCACTTCTAGGGCTGCTAACCCTGGTGAATCCGTTTTATCAATGGCAAAGATGTAGCAAGTAAATGGTTTGTGATACTTCTGCTGCAGTAGCTTCTTGTAAGCTCCCATTTGTAAAGCGTAGTTGTACTGGTCAAAGAACGAAACCCATTCGTGTCGCTCAACGCTCCAATAACGCTTGTGTAAGTCCTGCGTAGTCTTCAAATCACAGAAATAACCGTCCTTAACGTTCAAGCTGTCAATTCGAGCTTTCCATGGCACACCATACAATTCACCGTCCAAAATAACTTCTTTTTCGTTTTCAGGCGAGTTATAGAAGAAATTAAACATGGCATCGCTCTCTAGCCGCTTAATCATCTTGTCAGCCTTTTTGAAGTCAGCCCGCAACGTGTTTGTGCGAGTAAACAACTTGCTTTTATGTTCATTACAGAAGCTCTCAAAAGCTTCATCCGATTCAAAATGTGAGTGTAGGTAATTACCAACTAACAATGGCAAAGCATCATTTTCAACTGGATTTTTTAAGCTGTGTAACGCCTGTGCTTCACACTGCATGAAGTTCTTTAGTAGCGTGGCCGACATGTACGCCCAATCCATTCGGTTACTGTAATAATTACTACGATTGATCTCTTGGGTCACCTTGGTCTTCGGTGTTACGTTCTTGATCACTTGTATTCACCTCACCCTGCTGTTGACGGAATTTATCAAGCATGTTATTAGTCGTCTCACTAGCGCTTTCCTCTGCCTCAACATTCAAAGGCGTTTGCGGGGCAGTTTCATCATTAGCAAGTGCTTGTTCCATCTCAATGGACATTGGCCCCCACTTACTTAGCATGTTCCGCAAAACGGTTTTAATAGCCATTGCATCATAGTTAGAGGCCCACACCCCTTGAGGCGTCTTACCAGCGCTCATTTTTGAAAAATTCATACGATGTTCTTCCATGCTGGCCTTGGTCCAAAACACAGTTTTTTCAAAGCCATTAGTTAACTTAAAATAGCCAACATAGCCAATCACTTCATCACTGGTTCGTCCCATTGGGTCAAATTGGAAATCTTCGGTCAATGGATTCCATCCTTTTAACTCACCGGAATGGATAGCAATGGCATTCATCGCTAAGTATTGCCCGGTGCGTTGTGCTAATTGAATGTAGCCTTTATAACCAATTTGCGGAGTAGCCCGCCCCTTGTAAGGCACTAACCACATATATCCCAGGTTCTGATCAATCGGTAAATTTAAAGTAGCAGCCACCATGGCCGATTGAATTACTGACATTTGATCAACCTTAGCTAAGCTTTGGTTCCCATTCACTAAATTAATCAACGACGTTGAAAACTGGCTAGCTTTATCAGCCAGCGTTCGTGATAACATCTGCTGAATAGCATCTTGCTTTACCAATTGCTTCATTGGCATATGTGCTAACTCATTACTCATGCCTATTCCTCCTCTGATACCCAGCGATAGCCCAGACGTGTCATCATCGTGTCCGTGTCGATGTGTGCCAGTAGTTCATCCCATAGACGAGCTTGGCCAAACACATCAATCAACCATTGCCAATTAGGTCCCTCTCCTTGATCTGGATACAACACGCTCACGTCAGTTGAACCGAAAGTAACAATGCAAATGGCGCTCAGCATATCGGCCTGCATATCAGTCGCCCACTGCTTAAAGTCATTGTTATCGATGTAATCTTGGAACAACTGTGCCTTGTCGAACTCGTCACCATCGTAGCAATAGTTATCCGCGTCAAGTACCCAGTCGCGTGAGTCGTTACGTTGCTGCCAATGCTCGTTTAAATCTGCCTGTGCCGGTATCATTTGCCCCACCTCCGTGTCAAACGTTGCCTTAGTGACTGTTTCGGAGTACAATAGAACTCGAAAATAAAATTATTAAGCGTCTTAGCTGCACGGGTACTCCCAATACTCGAGCAGCTTTTTTCGTACTCAAATTTAGGCTTTGGCGATACTTTGCGTACTTCCAATTCGTTCAACCTCCTTAAACGTGTTAAAAAGACTATCTAACTCCTGAATCGTGAGCTGTTTATAAAGCACGTTTCCAATCCTGAACGTAAATTTCATTGTCTTCATCTCCTTAAATTCCAAACCAACTAGCAACTTCATGACGCTTGAACCACAATGCAGTTAACGCGCAGCCTACTAATGCTCCTTCAATCATTGCTATTTCCTCCTAGCCATTTTCTTGATTGACTTTATCGATTACTTCCTGCAATTTATCCATTGGAATACCGGCATACTCAGCTTTCTTAGCCAAATCAGTTATCTCGGCGCTAATTTCTTCTGCATATTCACGTGGATAACGTTCAATAACTAGCTGCTGCGCTGGCGTCCGATCTCTCGGCTTGACTGTAATAGCTTCTTCAAACTCAACCTCAATTCTTTCTCGCTCACGCTGTTCCTTTTTCTGTTTCATCAAAGCCGAGAACATATCACCTTGTAGCTGACGATCATTCTGGAATGACAGCACTCCGAAATTCTCACGAGCACCAGAATAGCTAAGCCAAAAATCGTTAATTACATTTGCTAACGACTTCCTGATTTGTGGATCAGTACTTCTTGATCCACTCTTCAACCGGGACAATTGTCCGGGAGAAACATGCGTCCTATCTGCAATCTGCTGCTGTGTTAGTGTTTTATTTTTGCCTAATGCCAATGACAATTGCTCTGCAAACTTGTTCTTCATACCTACACCTCTGTATTTTGGAAAGGGCTTTATATAGCCTTTCCATGTAATTCACTTATAATTTAAATTAATCGGGATGATCTAATAGGTAATCGATCATCTCAGCTGCTGGAATCTGCCAGCCGTTATGGGTATTCACATAATCAATGAAGCCACCCTGTTCAATGTCCAAATCATGACGATGCTTGGTTAAATATCGTGAGGCTCGTTCGGTTGATTTAGTTCCGTATTTATACTTGGCCAAATCTTTAAGCTTCCAAGTACGAATACCACGTTGTGCTTGCTTCCAGGCTTGGAACTTCTCGTATTCTTCTTCGCTAATGAATTGGAATCCCTTTGGAGCCTCATGCCGAATCAATATCGTATCTGACATGTTCGCACCTCCTAATATGAAACTGACATAAGTTGGCTAGCTTGCTCGTTATACTCGGCCGTTACTGCTCGAAATTCAGCATCTAGTGCTTTATCGCTTAGTGCCTCAAACATTACTCTTGGTGTTTCTGGTTTAACCTTTGCTAGTGCATTGATTAATGTAGTTCGTGATAGATGTGTCATTTTGTTTCCTCCGTTCTTTGAAAATTAAATATTTGCTTTTAGTAACTCGAATATTCGACGCGCTTCATCAATTTTGCTTTCGTTAGTTTGATAAACATTAGACACACCTAAATGGAACCTTTGGACCATTTCGTGCAACTTCTCTTGCATAACTTCCATTACTCGGTCACCTCCACTGATAATTCATCTGTGGAAACTCCCAATGCACGGGCAAGCTTTTTCGCCGTCTCGTATGTCAAATTAGTACCTGACTCAATTGCGCTGATCGTCGTTTGCGGTACTCCACTTTTATCAGCTAGTGCTGATTGGCTGAGTCCCAGTTTCTGCCGCAATTCTCGAATCCTTAATGTGTAAGTCATTTGGTATCTCCTTTCCAGCCACTAATATATTGGTAACCTGGCCATATAATAACTAATATATCGTTACATGTCAACAATATATTAGTAAATATTTTTGTTATTTACTTTAGAATGAACTTAACAATATATCGTTAGGAGCTCATAACATGAAAACCGATGGAGAATTTGTTTCCGAACATTTAATGGAATTAATAACTCAACAGAACTTAACTATTAATCGTGTTGCAACATTAGCTGGGCTGAACCAGTCGACTGTAAACGCGATGTTTGAAGGGAGAAGTAAGCGTCCAACAATTACTACAATCCGTAAGGTATGTGGCACCCTCGGTATCAGCGTCCACGACTTCTTCGACTTTCCGCCTTACAACGAGGTGGAAAAATAATTTCTATAGACTTCTCACTTAAAAAGGTGGTAAAAAAATGTTAACAGCTACGATTCATTTTTTAGATGGTGAAACACTAACGCTAAACGTCAATGACTTTGTTTGGGGTATTCGCACTGCGCCAATTAATGATCGGCCTAAGAAAGTTTCTAAAAAGAACTGGGAAAAGATAACGTACGATTTTCCTAACAAAGACGAAATTAATGGTCCGTTTGAACTGAACGAACATATTAAGCTAGGATTAGTGCCAAGTATCACCAAACTTCTAAACAACTACACTTTCTTTTTCACTGATGATGACCCTGGCACCGTGTTTGCCAGCTCCAAAGTGGTAAAGATTGTCAGTCATTAACGTTTAATCCGAAGAGTTGCTATTTGCGATAGCGGCTCTTTTACTTTTCATTGGCTTCATTTTGACGTCTCCAATCACGGTATACATTAAGTTAACTCTTAATGGTTTTTGTCTACTAAAAGTAGACTATTTTTCTAAAAAAACATCATCCGGCTTCATATCAAAGACCTCCGCAATTTTAGTTGCTAAGTCATAGCTAGGACCGTTTTTGCCGCGTTTACCATTCTCTATCAGAGAATAGTAACCTTTGGTAATTCCAACTCTTTCAGCTACTTGTTGCTGAGTTAGCCCATGAAATTCTCTTAATTTTTTTAAGCTGGTAGTCATTTGATCACCTCCTAATCAACTTTATGTAAACATAATATATTAAAATTTACTTTTTGTAAACAAAAAAGTCTACTTTTTGTGAACTTTTTTTTATGCTTCTTGTGTTTACAAAAAGTAAACATTAAAATAAATAGTAAGCGAGGTGTTAATAATGGGTTTGGGATCACGTATTCGAGAACTAAGAAAATCTAAGCATTTGAACCAAGAGCAGCTTGGGAAAATATTAAACGTATCTAAAGCATCTATATCCGGCTATGAGAACGAAACACGCGAGCCAGATAACAAATCGTTAATTAAGTTGGCTGAATACTTTAACGTAACACTCGACTATCTTCTCGGAACCAATCAAACACCAAAATGGGCAACTAAGAAAGATACTATTGATTTGAAGGACTTTCTTGAAGCAAATGAAGGCTCAATGACCTATGGGGGTGAAGATCTTACTGAAGAAGAAAAACAACAAGTGCGTGTGGCCATGGCAACAATATTCTGGAAACGCCACAAGCATGATTAGGAGTTGTACTTATGGATAGAGTAAAAGATATCGTTAAAACTATTGTCAATCGTTATCACACAGCGGACCCGTTTGTAATTGCGGAAAAGCTTAACATACAAGTGGAATGGTGTGATTTTGGGGCAATGCCTCTGGGTAAAAATGCTTATGACAACCAAGAGCCTATCATACTACTCAATAATTCTATTAAACACACGCCTACACAGTATTTCATACTCGGTCATGAGCTGGGACACGTTATATTCCATGAGGGGCTGATTGGGTACTACACTTCCGTTAAACACGGACATTCTAAGTTTGAACGTGAAGCTGATGAATTTTCAGTTGGATTGATGGGAATGTTGTTTATTGAGGAGAATGGCCATATTCCCTATTCATACAGAGAACTGTCCTATCAATATGGGGTACCCTTCTACGGAGATTAATATAAATTAATTTGGAGGAATTATGACAGCGATTATTAATACAATATTTTTAATTTCATTCATAGCTTTTCTGTATTTTATTGGACGGGGAACTTTAAAATTTTTAACAAAAAAAGATACCAAACATTCTTTTAAGTACGGACTATTATCACTGCTTGTATCTCTTGTGTTTATGGTAATCGGTATAATATTTGACCCTGCCATAAAAAGTTCTTCAGAGAGCAATAATTATAATTCGGTAAATAGCAACTCTACTACAAGTAAAGAATCAGCAGACTCAACGTCTCAAAGCCATTCTTCTAAATCATCTAGTTCTAAAAAGTATGATTTCAGCAAAGTTAGGCTTGGTATGACTAAATCACAGGTCATTGCTATCATGGGAAAACCAACTGAGCAAGATACTACTTATCTTATGTATGGATCTGATGACTTAGATTTCCATGATGATAAATTATTTGACGGCTCACCTAGAAATATTAAAGAGGCTGCTACTAAAAAAGAGAAAAATGAAGCAAAAGAATCTATCAGGAAAAGAGTAAATGAAAGCGAACTAAAATCATTTGCTAAAGTTTTTGGGCAAAAGGATGTCGAAACTTTACAAAAATACGTTGGCTCTGCATATTCGTCTATAGAAACTTCACAGGGGATGGCTTATGGGTGGAAAACTGATTACGGTATGCTTTACAGATTAGATGATAGTAGCACCGGCATCACTCACGTATATAAAGATGGCCTTGGAGACTCTGGTACACAACTGTACGTCGGTCAGACCATCAAACAAAAACAACGTAGAAATTATTATTACTATAACTAGGAGGAAGATATGTCTATTATTCTCACATGGTTAATAATTATTATCGTTATTATGTACTGGATTTTAAATAAGTTCGTTAAATTCATGACAGTGGGGCATCTCAAACTAAAGGATTTAATTCGTGCAGGCCTTTGGTCAATGATTGGAATTTTCATCTGGAAAAAGTTACACCCAAATGAAGATATACCAGACCGTTTTAACTCAGAAATTAATAAGTATAAGGAACTTCTTGCACAGACACAGAACAATAATGATAAGAATTAATATTGCTATAGACCAGACAGGAAGTCGATAAAAGCTAAGGATCGGGGTTACTTATAATTTGGGGAGTTATTATTACTGGGGAATAAATTATATTGGAGGATGTTTAAATGTCAAAAAAGGTTGTTGGAGAAGACGGTAGAACTTATAAAGTAAAGAAGCCGTTCTATAAACGAGTCTGGTTTTGGGTTTTAGCAGTACTCGTCATTTTAATATTCGGTGGATCTTTGGGTAGTAAAGACAATTCCAATACCACAAATAACGCTGACAAAACAACTAATGTTAACTCTGAAAAATCAGAATCAACTAAAACTGACAACAGTGGCAAAATTACCCGCTCTCAATTTGATTCAATTAAAATTGGGGATTTGATGAACAACGCACAAGGTGGTGATACACTCGACAGTCTGAAACAAAAGTTTGGCAAGCCTGAGTCAACATCTAGTGATACGACAAACGGTGTAAAGACCGATATAATTACATGGACCAATGTTGCTGGAGGATTTGGAGCTAACGTGGTGGTGTCTTTCGCTGATAATCATGCGTACGATAAAAACCTTACGGGATTTAAGCTGTCTCGAAAACAGACTATTAAGTTATCTGATTTTGACGCTTTTAGTAATGGTACAAAATATTCTGACTTCACGGCTAAATGGGGGCAACCTGATTACTACAATGAATCGTTAATTAGTGGAAGCACTACTATCGTTGCCGGGTATACTTCAGGTGTCAAAGGCGGATTAGGTGCGAACTTTAACGTTACTTTCACCAATGGAGCATTGAGTGGCAAAACTCAGTCTGATATGAAATAGCAATTTATAACTGGCCCTTAATTGGGCTTTCACGCGAGCGTAGTTCAACGGTAAAATAGTGCTTCTTTTCTTGCCAATTAGTAATCACATAAGCAGGTTCGACTCCTGCCGCTCGCATTAACATAAAAAAAATACATTCTCCCTCACCACGAAAGAGAATGTACCTCAAGGGGCATGTACGAAACATGCTTAAAAACATTATAGATCTTAAAATCGTATTTGCAAGTTTTTTTGCGAGCGTAGTTCAACGGTAGAATGGTTCCTTTAATTCAAATATAGCCTACCTTCCAATGCAGGTTCGACTCCTGCCGCTCGCATAGAGATTCTTAACTCAATCAAACATAGGAGAATCACCAATGTTCAATTCTTTAACTTATTTTTTAAAAAGCCTGTCCTCTATTAAGTGGAGCACTGAGCTATTATTTGTGGCAATTATATCAGTATTAGTTGCATATTTTCTCTATAAAAAGCTTCATCACTAATTGATTACAAACGTGGGTGTAGTTCAACGGCAGAACGGCAACTTCTTATGGGATACCCTTCCTTTATTTCTTATTGCCATGCGGGTTCAACTCCTGCCACTCACATTGACCAGTCAGGATGTCATTAAAAGCTAGAATATATTTTCAGGAGGATATTTAATTGATTCAAGAATTCAAAGAATTTATCTCACGTGGTAATGTAATGGATTTAGCAGTCGGCGTTATTATTGGGGCTGCATTTACTGCTATCGTTAAATCATTAGTTAATAATTTAATAAATCCACTAATAGGTGTTTTTTTAGGACAAATTGATTTCTCTAGCCTTGTTTTAAAAGTTGGCAATGCTACTTTTAAATACGGTTCCTTTATTAATTCTGTCATTAATTTTTTGATTATTGCATTTGTGGTATTTTTACTAGTCAAAATGATTAATAAAATTATGCCTAAGAAAGAGGATGTCAAAGCCGATCCTATTCCAACAGCTGAGGAAAAATATCTTTCAGAAATTGTATCATTATTAAAGCAACAGAAAAGATAATTGCAGTAAGAAATCAGGTGCCATTTATGAAAAAATCAGAAGATTTATCTACTAAAGATTGGAAACAAGCACAGTCTGCCGTCTTCAAAGAGTACGAAGATTTTATTAAAAGAGTTCAAGAAAATGGTGTAGACTATGCTATTCAGCATGCAAGACGTTTAATAAATTACCAAAAATTAGTTACCGAATGGCAACATAAAATAAATATTTTAATGGACGATCTATCTAATAACCACGTCGCTTTAAGTGTTTTTAAAGACTTAGAAGAAGGAAACGAAAGTCATGTTTTGAGTAGAGCTTACGAGATTATGAAGAAGTGGCCAGAGTTCAACCCAGAACCATTAACCATTTGGCTAGAGCTCATCGAAGACTCAGATGATAAATAATAAAACTAAATGTCAAAGGAAGAATTCCAAATGAAGATTATCAACGTCGCATTGCATGTTAAACCAGAGCTCAAAAAAGAATATGAAGATTTCATTCATGAACTTGTTATTAATTCAGCACAAGAAGCTGGTAATGAATTCTATGGACATTTCAAAAAGTTAGACAGTGATAATGATTACGAAATTATCGAACACTGGAAAGATCAAGAAGCCGTGGATTTTCATAATGACACCCCTCATTTCCAGAAATTTCTAGCACACGTCAGTGACTATCTAACTTCAGAACCAGAAATTACCAGAATGGATTATTAGCTTTCTCGCTTTGCAAATAAGTGAAAAAACAGCACTTATTTGCAAAGCTTCCGGACCTTTAGCTCAGTTGGTTAGAGCAGACGGCTCATAACCGTCCGGTCGT